TTCGAACCCCGGACACCCTGCTTAAAAGGCAGTGTGTTAAGCGCGAAATGTTAAGCTATAGCTGACGATTTCGGCATTCGTTTTTTCTGGTGACACAGCAGGTGACACAGTGACGCATACCTTATTATATAGACACCACTTTGCCGGTACGCTGTGCGCGGTCGAAAATGGCCACTTTTTCAGCGGCAGAGTTGAACGCCTCATCGGAAAGATGAGTGTATATTTTGGCTGTCATGGATATTTCTTTGTGTCCAAGCAGCTCCTTTGCGATGTTCAGCGGAACGCCTGCGGTTTGCAAGTCGGTTGCGTATGTATGGCGCAGACAGTAGGGCGTGAGGTCGTCGGCTACGACAGACGTTTCCGGGATGATCGCGCCTTTGAAAGTGCGTGCGCCCATGTCCTTATCAACGGCACGTTTGAATGTCTCCCACATCTGCCGCATAGACGTTTTTGTGTGCGGCTTGCCGGTGGTCGGCTGCGTGAAGATGTAACCTTTGCCGCCGGTCAGCAGAGGAGCAAGCGCCGGATGCAGGGGAACGGCTCTGTCACCGAAATCCGTCTTTGATGAGTGCAGGATGATCTTTTGTTCGTTCCGGCGAACATCGTCCCATGTCGCTTTCCTGGTCTCGTCCGGGCGTGCACCGGTGTACAGCATGAACAGCACCCAGAGACCGGCGCGGTGCGTCTCGGCAACGTGCAGAATATGCTGGCGCTCTTCGGCTGTAATCGCCCTGTGCGTGCCGTTTTTGGTCTCCGGCATAACCAGTGCCTCTGAGGGGTCGTAAACGATTACACGGTCAATACGCGCCTGCCGGAACGCGCCTTTGATAAGATCGCGCAGCTTGCACGCCATGGACGCGGAACGGCCTGCAACGCTGTTCATAATGCGCTGCAAGTGCACGGCGCGAACCTCTTTCAACCGCATGGAACCAATCTCCGGCGCGATGTAGTTCTTGATATAACCGCACAGGTCGGAATAGGTGGTCGGCTGCACCTTCGGTTTTTTGTAAGTCTCGATGTAGTCCGTGAACCACTTTTCGGCTCTTGTGTTCTCGTTCACCACATCTACACCTTCTTCAAGGCGGCGCTTTTTCTCGTCAACTTTCCGCCAGAGTTCGCGTTCTGTCTTGGCGCGGACAGAGTACCGCCTTCCCTGATACGTGAACGTCTCGCGGAAATATCCGTCTGATGTGTTCGCTTTTCTCATGTTGCAAAACCTCCTATTTTGTCGTATAATAAGAGGGTAGTAACGTTCCTCAAATGTACTACCCTCGAACCGCCTGCCGGATTGCCCTCCGGTGGGGCGGTTTTTTGCTTATTGTGCGCACTTTGCGCAAGGGGTATAACCCTTGTCGGAAGCGTCTGCTATTGTGGTTTTGATTGCGTTTTCACCGGCGCAGGACTGCGACAGGTGGTAACGATTGCCGGATGGTGTGATGTAGGCGGTGGGACTCTCTGGTTCGGTCGATTGTCCGTAATATCCGTAGTCTGGGACATCTTCTCTTCCGGCGTCGATACCGTAGTTGTCGCAGGCATCGAGCCAACCTTGGTCATATATGGCTTGCTCATCTCCGGCATATTGCGAAAGCGCATCGAGCGAAACAAGATTGTAGTCGGATTCTATATCCGCTATGTTGTCGGAAACATACTGCCGGAATACGTCCTCTTCGATATATTTATGCGGATATTCCTGCACCAGCTCAATGCCTTCCTGCTGCGCTTCCTCGATGCTTTTGTTGTTGCCCTGCACTACAAGTACGTTCATAATCGTACTGACAACAGCAACGAATATCGCCATCTGCAAAGCACGTTTGGAAACTGCTTTGTTTCGGGCCTGCTCTTCTTCTTTGGTTTGGCTGCACACTTCATCGGCTGCGTCGTGTGCGACGATTGCGATGAAGTATGTCAGTCCGAAATAAAACAAGAATGTGCAGATATGCCCTATCATAGCGTCTGTCACCTTGCACACTTCCTTCCTTTATGGTAAAATGTGTGTGCAAGGTCTCGCCTTGTAAAAATGCCTGTTTGGTGGTAGCGCACCGGCAGGCATTTTTTTAATTATTTTTTGTGCACTTTTTGAGATTGTATACTTACTTTGTCAATTATGGTTTTTTGCGGGTTTTTGCTGTTTTTTGCGGGTGTAAGGTTCAACAAAACATCAACAATTCTCAAAAACGTTCCGAAATCCTGCTTTTCCTGTTTCGCCCCCGTCATTCTGTCAATTTACATTTCGCACAGTGTCAGTTAGACTATACTCGTAGCTACAGCAGAGCATGCTCACCCCGAAACGGGGCAGGCATTGGAGTTATGCATGGCGGGGTATGCTCCCGCCGCTCCTTTCCACTTAACGGAAAGCGAGGTTATCATGAACGAACTCATTACTGTAAATTACGACAACGAACAGCCGACTGTATCGGCGCGTGAACTGCACGACTTTCTGGAAGTCAAAGACCCGTACCGCAACTGGTTCCCGCGCATGTGTGAATACGGCTTTGAAGAAGGCAAGGACTTTCGCACATTTTTGTGCGAAACCTCGAACGGCCGTCCGGCGCACGATGCCGAGATCACCATCGACATGGCGAAGGAGCTTTGCATGCTTCAGCGCAACGACAAGGGCAAGCAGGCACGCCAGTATTTCTTGCAGCTGGAACGCGACTGGAACAGCCCGGAAAAAGTCATGGCTCGCGCCTTGCAGATCGCACACAAGCGCATTCACACACTCTCGGAGAAGATCGAGCAGGACGCGCCCAAGGTTCTTTTCGCGGACAGCGTCGCGGCGTCGCACACGTCCATTCTGATTTTCGACCTCGCGAAGATCGTCAAGCAGAACGGCGTTGACATGGGCGGCAAGCGGCTGTTTGCATGGATGCGCGACAACGGCTATCTGGTGCGCAGACAGGGCACGGATTACAACATGCCCACACAGCGCAGCATGGAGCTCGGTTTGTTCGAGGTCAAGGAAACCAGCGTCACGCACTCCGACGGCCATATCAGCGTAAACAAAACGCCGAAAGTGACCGGCAAGGGTCAGCAGTATTTCATTAACAGACTTCTGGGAGAAGAGAACCGTTCGAATTGAGCGATTCTTTTTGCCAGACACAGTTCCGTACTTGAAAGGAGCAAAACCATGAGGCACGATGAATGCTGCGCAATCAACGTTCAACGCGATGAAGATACGCGCAAGAGAATTGAATTACTCTATCACTACGTCAACACGCTTCCGCTTACCAAACATCAGCGCGGTAAGCTCATCCGGCTTGCCGAAGAAGCGCTGGTCTGCGCCGAAGGCAACGGCTTTTATACCGGCACTTGTGACACCAGCACGGACGACCTTATGAAAATCATGGAGCGGTTTTCCAAAAAGAAGCTCGCCGACGCTGGCATTTCCGATCAAGTCCCATAAATCGGACACATTTTGTGCTTCACTTATAATGGAGCTTACATCGAACAGATGCTCGATGTATTATTGTGTCGAAACTTGCGGACGGTTTTGGTTGATACGCCCGACGCGCAGGCGTATCATAAAACCAGAGAATTAAGAAAGGCAGGAACCCCAAAATGGAAACGAAATATCCAAATTACGAAAAGCTCGCAGCCTATCTCAATACGTTCGACGAGCCAGAGCAGGTGTTAGCTGCCCTGGTCTCGCTGCTCAAACCAAGCGGAGACCGCTTTTGCGACGGAACGGAGAAACCGTAAATCCTCGTCCGTCAGGTCTGCGCCGTCCGGCATGATACCGGCGGCAACGAAAAGCGCTCTGATCTGGTCTGCGCTTACCTCCTTCGTCTCGGCTTTCGCCGGGGCGGGGGAGGTTTCTTTTTCTATGCTGATGTCTAACAGTGCATCAGCTGAGACATGAAGAACCTTTGCAAGCTGTTTTATTCTCTGCGGGTCGGGGCTGCGTTTTGCAGTTTCGTATCCACAATAAGTGCTTTTTGTGATGCCGAGTTTATCGGCTATTTGCTGCTGAGTCAGCCCGGTTTTAATGCGAGCAGCTTTCAGTTCCTCGTGAAATTCCATGTGCTCACCTCCTATGGTTACAGTATATAGCCGAGTTGGCGATTTGTCAACAAATTTCGAAAAATATCTTGACAAGTTGGCGTTCTGCTGATAAACTATAATCACAGGTTGGCGATATGCCAACAACACCGAAAGGAGGTATAAGCATGTATCCAAATTTGATGGGCATGAAGGCGTTCCACGGTCTGACCTCTGACCAGATGGGAGAGATTTTAGGCATTAGCCGAAACTCCTATGAGTCGAAGATGAAGAGCGGACGCTTTACGCCGAAAGAATGCAAAATTCTTTGCCGGTACTTCAACAAGTCGTTTGACTACCTGTTTGCTACCGACGAGGAAATCACACGGGGCGCGTGAGGGGGTGAGGGACATGGAGAAGGAAATCTATATGTACGTCCGACTGGACGAGGACAACGAAATCGCACGGCTGTATGCGGAGTATCTGGCCGCAAAAGAGCGGCTTTCCGATGCACTGGCGCGTGAGGGCGTGCTAAAGGCAACGCCCGCCATCGAGAAGTGACAGCGGGCGCGAGGCTTATTTCGCCAACTCGTTAAGAAGATCGGCAAGCCGACGTGCAAATTCAGCAAGTTCGGTTTTCGTTACAGGCTCATCCCCATGAACAGAGTAACGATTTTTGAAGGACTGAATTTCACTTTGCAGACTGGTCATTTTAACACCTCCTTTCCCTGACAGTTTATCACGAGGGAGAGGACGCAGCAAGGGCATTGCACGGAACTGCTCTGCGGAGCGCAGCACGGCAACGGCATAGCATAGCGCTGCTTCGCAACGGAATTGCAAAGCGTAGACAGGCGTTGAAATGCAGCGCAAGGGCAAACAAAGGGCAAACAAAGGGCACACCGAGGGCAAACAAAGGGCAAACAAAGGGCACACCGAAAGGAGGGCAGAACATGGAGGAACGGAGCTACAAGGAACTGCGGCAGGAAGTCAAAAACGACCTGATACAGATGTACGGCGGCGCGGTGCTTTTAACGCTCGAACAGTGCATGAAAGTGTACGGTTTGAGCGACAGAGACGCTGCAAAGAAGGTTATTCGTGCGCCGAGAGTTCCCGGTGAAAGACGGGTAGTTTACTACATCGGCGACGTTGCAAGCGACATCGCAAAGCGGCGCGTCGGGAACGTCTGAGGGCAAACCGAGGGCAGTCCGAGGGCAGTCTGAGGACAGTCCAAAGGCAAACCGAGGGCAGTCCGAGGGCAACAGAAGAATAAAGCAATAATACAAGAATATAAATAACTACTCTCTCTCACTAACGTTCGAGAGAGTAGGACGCACACACACGAGGAGGAGGAAAATCATGACTATCAACCCGGTACTTTTTGGCGCATTAGCCTGCATCTTCGCGCAGCTCGTGCTGCTGTTCGGGTGGGGCTTTTACCACCGCGTTCTCAAGGACGAGCTGCACAAGCGCATTCAGCGCATGGCTCGACTGCCGATGAACACACGCCGATGACCGACGGCATCAAGCGGCGGAACGTAATCCGCGAGATGCAGAAACGCACGATCGGCGAGGCGCTTTACTCGAAGAAGATCGGCAGAAAGCCGAACGCAAGCGCTAAGAAAATCGGCGTACTGCCAAAACGCGATTAACTGCGCAAGGGCAATGCAAGGCGCAGCAGAGGCAAAGCGCAGCATAGCACTGCACTGCGAGGGCAAAGCAAGGCGTAGCAGAGCATAGCCATGACAAAGCGCAGCAGAGCAAGGGCGTAGCGTTGCAAGGCAATGCAGGGCATAGACACGCAACGGCAGAGCATGGCAATGAACAGCCGAGCAACGGCAAAGCATGGCGAAGCAGAGCGAGAGCATAGCAAAGCAGTGCGCTGCAACGGCAAAGCATAGCATTACACAGCTCAGCGAGGGCATAGCATTGCTTGGCTTAGCTATGGCACGGCGAGGCCATGCGTTGCATAGCGACGGCAGAGGAACGAAACAACAGGAGGACAAAAAAATCATGAAAAAGCTGAAAATTCACGTGACATTCACCGAGGGCATTCTCGGCACGGCAACCGCAGACCCGGAAATCTACAGCCGGTTCATCGGCTCGAAGAGCCCGGACGCGGCAACACTGCCGGAGGAAGTCGCGGCACTCGGTGAGGACGCAATCATCGAGCGCGGCACGACCGTGTTCCCCAAGGACGAGGACGGCACGCCTTTTCTCTGGGATTACCAGATCAAGGGGTTTTTCAAAGATGCCTGCGGTATGCTGTCGCGTCTCAGCGGCAAGGACCCCGAAACCGGCAAAAAGCGCAAGGCGGTAAACGAGAGCGGCAAGCTGACGGCGTACAAGAAGGTTATCGACGGCCTGATCTTCGTCGAGCCGCGCCGCATTCGCCTCGATACCCCGGGCGAAATCACGATCTGCCAGCGTTCGCTGAGAGCGCAGACCGCGCAGGGCGAACGAACCGCACTCAGCAGCAGTGAGGAATGCCCGGCGGGCACGACGTGCGAAATGACGATCCTCTGCTTGGACGACGCGCACGAAAAAGCGGTGCGCGAGTGGCTGGACTACGGCGCACTGCGCGGTATCGGACAGTGGAGGAACAGCTCGAAGGGGCGGTTCGAGTGGGAGGAAGTCAAGTAAAAGAAAAACCGCCGAGCGGGAGTGCAATCCCGTTTCGGCGGCAAAGATAAATGTTTCAAGGAAAGTATATCACGAATTGGAGGAAAAAGCAATGGACAGAGAGACAATGCACCGGCTGCTGGACTTGTGTATCGGCGTTGACGATCTGGACGATATGCAAGCGGTTGAGTTCGCGGCGTACTCGGAAAGCAGCATGGTGTGTATCAACATTTTCTATCGCGGATACCTTGCGAAGTGGGAAATCATGGACAGCTACAGGTGCTTTGAGGTTAACGGCGAATGCGTGTGGCATCACGGCTTGCAGGAGACAACGCTCGACAAGGTGATTGAGGTACTGGAGGAGATGCAGCGTGCTTGATCGAGAGAGACGCAGAAAACTCATGGACAAAGAAACCATGATTAAGCTGCTTTACCTGTGCCTCGGTGCAGACACGCCGGGGGAGACGACGGTTGAGTTTCGCGCGGACACGGATGGCACTGTCGGCATCACAATCCGCGACTATGTGAGCGACGATTACTGCATAGAAAAGGACTCCTACACGCGCGGCGTCTTCGGCAATGGAAAGGCTGTATGGACACACAGAAAGGCTATATGGACACACGGCACAAGACAAACGACGCTGTACGAGGTCATCAAAGATTTGGAGGATATGCAGATGCTGAACATTGAGCCGCCGCTCGAGCCGCCGGAGAGAGACGATCAGGAGCGCATTAACCGGCTGTACGACATGCGCGAGGCGGAAATCCGCATGGGGGCGTTCCTCGAGGAGTACGAGGGGCTGTTCCAGGATGAGATCAAGAACTTTTTACAGGACGTGCGGGAGCGCGTCTGGGAATACGAGGAAGATTTGGAGGACTAAGAAATGAACTTATATCAGTTGACAAACGAATTTGAGAAAGCAATGCAGGCAATCGCGGTAGACCCTGAGACCGGCGAGGTCAGCGGCTTCGAGGCAGTAGACAGTCTGGACGCGGCATTCGAGGACAAGGCCGAGGCGTATGCAGTTACCATCAAGAACCTTGCAGCCGAGGCGGCGGCGCTCAAGAACGAGCGGGACAATCTCAAGGCACGCGAGGACAGTGTGAAGAAGTGCATGGAGCGCATGAAGCAGCACCTTGCGGACAGCATGCTTGCAGTCGGCAAGGACAAGATCAGCACGGCCAAGGCGGCGCTGTCGTTCCGCAAGAGCGTGCAGGTGAACATTGTCAACGATGTGGAAGTCCCGGACGATCTGTGCAAGGTGGTTATCGACCGCAAGCCGGACAAGACGGCAATCGGCAAGCTGCTGAAATCCGGTGAGACCGTGCCCGGCGCGGAACTCGTGGAAAACATGAATTTGCAGGAGAAGTGATATGAACATCAGATTGCTTAATGCAGACGAGATCGAGTGCCGCGTAGCGCAGGTGTCAAAGTCTCAGTATGGCGTATCGTGTTCGTTGCTACTCTACAAGGACGCACGTTGCGATATGTCCATTCTGGACGAGGTGTACGGTCAGACAAACTGGAAGCGCGAACACGTTATCATTGACGGTCGGCTTTACTGCAATGTCTCTGTATGGGATGCAGAAAAAGGACAGTGGGTTGTAAAGCAGGACGTAGGAACGGAAAGCAATACCGAGAAGGAGAAGGGACAGGCAAGCGATAGCTTTAAGCGGGCGTGCACCAACTGGGGTATTGGCCGAGAACTGTACACGGCTCCTATGATTTGGGTTCGGCTCAGGGATAAAGAGTATTCCGAGCAAAACGGCAGAATCAAGTGCAAGCAGTCGTTCCGTGTGCGCAGTATCCAGTATGACAAGCGCAGGATTTCCGGCCTTGTGATTGAGGATGAAAAAGGAGAAGCACGGTTTGAGCTTATCCCGCCACCGGTCGAACTGACAGAAGTCCAGAAGAAAGCGAAACGAGTAAAGCAGTTGCTTTACGATATTAGCGGAAAAGATGCGGATGTATCGTCGAAAGTGTGGCACGAGCAGTACCAGAAAGACGAAAACGACATCGTAAAAATGAACGCTGCCATTTTGGAGCTTGAACCGAAGTGGAACGCTGTTAAGGCAGAGCAGCACAAGGCGGTGCAGAATGACGCATGAGTTTGACAGGGCGCGCGTAGTGCATGACGAGAGCGGCAACTGGCTTTGCCTGCACGTCAAGAACGCGCCTATGGCGCGCGTAGAGTGCGAGCAGATGAAGGAGGGCAAGTTATACTGCGCAGAGGTAAAGCGCAAGTATGACAAGCGCTCAGGGCGTTGTAACGCCTATCTCTGGCAGATGCTCGGAAAGCTGGCGGCGGTGCTCGGCATGAAGCGCGACGAGGTGTACCGCTCGTACATTCCCGATGTAGGGGACAATTACCGACTTGTCCCCTACGCCAACGAGCAGCAGCGCGATTTGATCGCGAACCTGTGGGAAAAGCAGGGTCTCGGATGGGTAACGCAGGACTGCAACGGCGGTTATCTGCTGTGCTACTACGGCTCATCCACCTACAACACGCTGCAAATGGGGCGGCTGATTGACATGGTAGTGCAGGACTGCAAGGAGCAGGGCATTGAGACAGAGCCGGAAAGCACGGTGTTCGGCTGGCTGGCGAAGTGGAAGCCGGAGGAGCGCGGGGTATGAGGTTTACGACATACAAGCGATTCGTACCGGCACGCTGGAAGATCGGATACCGGTGCGCCTGCTGGGCGCGGAACCACGGAGGCTGGGCGAAGATGAAAAAAGGGTATCGCAAGCTCGCCAAGAAGCGACTGAAAAGAGAGCTGGAAAGGGACGCGAGGCAATGAGGAGACAGACGAAGTTTACGGGCGTGTCGCCAAGCGTCTGGAAAGAGGTCTATGACCGGGACGGCGGCGTTTGCCGCCACTGCGGCAAGGGCGGTGTGTTACAGGCGGCGCACTTTGTCAGCAGGGCGCGCGGCGGCATGGGGATTCCGACGAATTTAGTCATGCTGTGCCAGGAGTGTCACCGGGAAATGGACCAGGGCGACGGCAAGGAAATCAAGGAAGAAATGCGGGAATACCTCGAAAGCCTTTATCCCATGTGGAGCGAGGAAAGGCAGAAATATACAAAATACACAAGGAGATAGGCATATGCTGAACAAGATTATCTTGCAGGGACGGCTTACCAAGGATTTGGAGCTGCGATACACGCAGAGCAACACGGCGGTTGCAGGCGGTACGCTGGCGGTGCAGAGAAGCCGCAAGGACGCGGGCGGAAAGTACCCGAGTGACTTCATTGACGTGGTTCTGTGGAGTAAGTTGGCAGAGCACGCGCATACGTGGTTCCACAAGGGCGACATGTGCATTGTTTCCGGCAGGCTCGAAAGCCGCGACTGGGAGGATAAGAACGGCAACAAACGCCGCTCGTGGGAGGTGCAGTGCGAAAGCATTGACTTCTGCGGCGGCAAGAGCGAGGGCAAGCCGAAGGAAGAGGAAAGCGACTTCATCGCATCGGACGAGAGCGACTTTATCATGTCGGACGAGAGCGACCAGGGCGACGTTCCGTTTTAAGGGGTGACAGGGGATGACGAACGGGTATATACAGATTTACCGACAGCTCACAGAATGGGGGTGGTACAAGGATGTACCCACATGCAAGCTGTGGCTGCACATCCTGCTGAGGGCAAACTACAAGGAAAGCCAGTTCATGGGGAGAGAGATTCCCCGAGGCGCGTTTGTGACGAGCTTGCAGGGGATTGCAGACGAGAGCGGACTAACGGTAAAGCAGGTGCGCACGGCACTCGGAAAGCTCAAGAAAACCGGAGAAATCACGGTGGAAAGCAACCGGCATTATACGGTAATCACGGTATGCCGGTATGACGAGTATCAGGGCGGCGAGCGGGAGGAAGCGCCTGCAAAGCAGCCGTCGAAACCGGAGATGCCGAAAAAGACGCAGAGTCCAAAGCCGAAAGAGCCTGACCTTGCAGAGCGGTTTTCTGAGCCTGTGCTTTCTGCGGTGCGCGACTGGATCACCTACAAGCAGGAGCGGCGCGAGGCGTACAAGGCTGTCGGACTGAAAAGCCTGCTGACAGAGATAGAAAACCGAGTAAAGCGCCACGGAGCGGCGGCGGTTGCCGAGGTTATCCGGCTGAGCATGGCGAACAACTGGAAGGGCATTATCTGGGATCGCATCAAGGACGCGCCAAAGCAGGCGGAAGCAAAGACGGAACCGGAGAAAACGCCGGACTGGGAACAGGCATGGCTTGCGCAGAAGGAAGAAATCAGACGGAAAATGAGAGAGGAAGGTTATGAGAGGTAGAAAGAAAGATACTCTCTGCTGGGACTGCACGAAAGCCGCTGCGAAGAGCTGCGCATGGGCAGGACGGTTCGAGCCGGTGAAAGGCTGGAAGGCCGAACGGGTGCAGCGGCAAGACCTCAAGGACGGCGAGACGTTCCACGTTATCAGCTGCCCGGAGTTCGAGCCGGACAGACGGCCGGAACAGCCAAAACGCAAGGACGCTTACACAGAGCACGACCTCTGCGTAATCCGAAACAGTCTGGAGGACGGCGAAAGCGTGAGCATGATCGCGTGGAGACTCGGCAGGAGTTTGACTGCTGTAACGTACAAGATCAGGAAAATGAGGCGAGCAGGTGAATTATAAATTTACAATACGGGGCACGCTGCCGGGACTGAACGAACTGATCGAGGCGGAGAGACGGCACCGACAGGAGGGGGCACGGCTGAAAAAGCAGTGCGAGGCCGTTGTGATGAATGCAGCGCGGCAGATGGGCGGCGCGGAAATTCAGGAGCCGGTGTACATGGTTTATCACTGGTATGAGAAAGACCGGCGACGGGACAAGGACAATATCTGCGCGTTTGGCAGAAAGGTTATTCAGGACGCGCTTGTGAAAGCGCGGTATCTGTCGAACGACGGATGGAAAAATATCCGAGGGTTTGAAGATCACTTTGAGGTGGATGCGAAAAATCCGAGGATTGTGGTTGAGATTTGGGAGAGGGACGAAACGGATGGAACAGGTTAAATGTGAATTGTTCTGCGATAATTTCCAGAATTATAAGCGGTATGGCATCCCGAAAGCGCAGCTTGTCATTGCGGATATTCCATATAACATCGGCGCGGATGCTTACGGTAGCAACCCGATGTGGTATGTCGGCGGAGATAACAAGAACGGCGAGAGCAAGAAGGCAAAAAGCAGTTTCTTTCGGACTGACGGCTATTTCAAGATTGCCGAATATATGCACTTCTGCAACCGGCTTTTGAAGAAAGAACCAAAGAAACGCAACGCTGCACCGGCGATGATCGTATTCTGCGCGTTCGACCAGATGCAGACGGTGATGGAGTATGGCAGACGGTACGGGTTCAAGAACAGCTATCCGCTGTTTTTCACGAAGCCGTATTCCGCACAGGTGCTTAAAGCGAATATGCGGATTGTAGGCGCAACTGAGTTTGCGGTTGTACTGTACCGAGACAAGCTGCCGAAGTTCAACAACGGCAGACAGTATGACGAGAACGGGAAAGTCATTCGTGGAAGCGGCAAGATGGTGTTTGACCATATCGACTGGGAACGGGACGGCAGAGAGATTCCTAAACTGCACCCGACGCAGAAGCCGGTGAAGGTGCTGAAAAAGCTGATTGAGATTTTCACAGACCCGGGCGACACGGTAATTGACCCATGCGCCGGAAACGGTTCGACGTTGAGAGCGGCGCGGGAACTGGGAAGAAACAGCTATGGGTTTGAACTGGATAAGCAGTTTTACCGGCTTGCCAAAGATGAAATGCTGAAAGAACCGGAAACGGTGCAGATCAGGATGGAAGGTGTGGTATGAAGACCTGCAAGTGGTACGAGCCGTTCTGCGGTGTGTGCTGCAATGGTGACAGCGAGCACCGGGCGGATTTCCGGTTGAAAGATGAGACGTGCGAGGAATAGGAGGAACGAAATGAAATCTGTGATGTTAAGCATTCGTCCGAAGTGGTGTGAGAAGATTGTCAGCGGTGAAAAGACCATTGAAATCAGAAAGACCAAGCCGAAACTGGAAACGCCGTTCAAGGTGTACATCTACTGCACCAGCGGTAGACCTGACCTGAACATTCCTATTTCGCCGGAACGCCTGATGCAGGACTACTTAGAAACAGGTTCCATGCAGTCGCTGAACTGCCCGCTTGGGAATGGCAAGGTCATCGGCGAGTTCATTTGTAAGGAAACCTTTCCGATATATGTATATCCGGATAAGGCAGTCAAGTATTGGAACCTCGAACATATGGAAGATGCTCAAGTTCCATATGATGTATTAGCCGATTATATTGGGGCCGATAAAACCGGATACGGCTGGCGCATTTCGGATTTTCGCCTTTATGATAAGCCGAAAGAACTGACTGAATTCCAAAACCTTATCGGAAAGACTATCAAGCGTCCGCCACAGAGTTGGTGTTATGTGGAGGAATGGGAACAGAAAGAATTGGAGGATGCGTAAATGGGTAGCTATAAGCCGGGTGATATTATCACCATTAAAGGAACGGAATTTGCGGTGCTGGACGTAGAGAAAGGCGCGGCGAACGGCAAAGACAAACTGTTTGTGCTGTTAAAAGAGCCGTTTGGAAGCACGCCATTCAGCACGGACGGCAACGACTATACCGAAAGTAAGCTGCTTGACGAGGTAGGGCGGTGGTATAGCGAATTTGTATCTGGTTTGAACAAGGAACTGATTTTCCAGAGAGAAATCAGTCTATTGACCGTGGACGGGCGCGCGAATTATGGGATTGTTGATCGCTTAGCAGCACCGTTGACATTTGATGAGTGGCGTAAGTATTCACGCTATATTCCAGATTGCAAGAAAAGCTATTGGCTGGCAACTGGCGATGGCGCCCCGGGGCGCCCCGGCGTGGCGTGTGCGATGTTCGTGTTCCCCAATGCCGCTTGGGGCTGCGGCAGATACTCGAGCGCGTATGCGGTGCGTCCGGCTTTGGTCGTGTCGGAAGAGCTGATTGATACGCCGAAGGACGATGGTTTGAGCAAGTTCAGCACGATGGAGCTGATTCAGGAGCTCGCGGAAAGGGCAAAGATGGACGGAGGTGCAGACAATGGCTGAGTATCTCAATAAGCAAACTGCACTGGATGCGATCTTGGCTGAATATCCAGATGCGCATTATCCCGAATGGTACGCGGCTAAAATTAAGGCGTTGCCTGCCGCCGATGTTGCACCAGTGGTGCACGGGCGGTGGGAGCAAGATGCGGACGGCGATTGGTATTGCACAAATTGTGATGAAGTTGTTGCTATCTGCGAAAGCGGCAGAGAACGAACTTATCGCAAGCCTTACTGCCCCAACTGCGGCGCGAAGATGGACGGAGGTGCAGACAATGGCTGAATACATCACGAAAAAGGCCGCAATTAACGCGGTAGAAAACGCCCCTATCGAACTGTTCCAGAGCGAGTGGGAAGAAATCGAAGAAGCGATTAACACTGCGCCTGCCGCCGATGTTGCGCCGGTGGTGCATGGGCGGTGGGATGATTCCGGGAGATATACGTTCCCGAATGGTGACACAGCTGTCGTGTGCCCCAACTGCGGCTGCGCATTGACAGAGAGTGAGTATCACCTGAACAACTGGAATTACTGCCCTGTATGCGGGGACAAGATGGACGGAGGTGAAGAATAATGTGGAATCCGTGCAAAGACTGCATTTATTACCACAAAGCGAGTCAAACTTGCCAGTTGAAGAAATGCGCTACTTGTGGCGACGGAAAAGTATCTTGGATTGACAGGATGTTTTGTACGCCGCGAAAAGATGAATGGAGGCGCAGAGAGTGACTAAAGTGATTGGGCAGAAAACCGTTAAAATACGGAAAGACCATATGTGTTTTGGCTGCGGACGAAATTTTCATAAAGGAACTTTAATGGAACGCAGTTGCGTAATTGATAGCGACGGTATATGGACTTGTTATCTATGCCCCACTTGCAAAAAAATTTCCGCTTCGCTGAAATACGGCGATGAATTTGGTTTCGGTGAACTACGGGAAGAAGCTTTAAGAAAGGACGGAGGTGCAGACAATGATTGAGTTTAAACCCTGTCCGTTTTGTGGAGGAAAAGCGACTGTTCAAGGTAAGCACACCGAAACATACGACGTTTGGGCGAACCACCCCGTTTTGTGTGCTAAGTATCGTGTTGGCTGTGAAAAGTGTGGAATTTATTTCTGGCAGTTGCACGAAATCCAATTGACAGATGGCCAACCCGCTGTTATTAAAAACGGATATGACGAAGCTGCCGAAGCATGGAACAGGAGGGCGGACAATGCGTGAAATCACCAAAGCCGACATGGACAAGCCGATTGAACCGAAAATGGCGCGTGACGCTGTTACAGCGGTGCGCGATATAGCTGCGTATTTAACGGTGGGTGAGTGGTGCTTGATTATGGCAGGCGTGAAGAAAGCCGTTGAGAGAATGACACAGGAGGAAAATAATGAGGTTTAAGAAAGACGGGAAGGTTTACGAGAGCTTCGAGGACGCTGTGGACGCATTTTTCCTCGGAGATCGCAAGATATTTTATAATGGCGAAAAGAGTGGAATAGAATTCCCGTACTATGTGCGACAGAGTATGATACGGGCGTATGAGGACGCAGATATGGCGCGCGTACGGCTGAACGCAAAACTCATGGGCTATGAGATAATCGGGGACGACACGCCTGCTATTGCCGAGACAGTCGAGGAAAACAGCGAGGACGCAAAGCACAAGCTGACCCGTGCGGACATCCTGCACGCGGCGGAGAAGTGCGTATGCGGACAGCGCGAGACGGACTACGGCACACCGGAGGATAACTTCAAAGCGATTGCGGAGCTGTGGAGCCTATACCTCGACCGGATAAGCGTAGGCAAATACGGAAATATGATCGTAGATGAGAAGGACGTTGCTGTAATGATGGCGCTGCTCAAGATTGCACGTATTGCGCGCGGCGGCGGAAAGGCTGATAATTGGATTGATCTTGCAGGCTATGCGGCTTGCGGGGCGGAATGTGAGGGAGTAACGGAATGAAGTACAGAAAGAAACCCGTCGTAATTGAGGCCGTCCGGTGGACAGGTGACAACGGGAAAGAAATTGAGGCGTTTTGTGGAACTGACGTTATGTTTGGAACCATTTACGAACCTGATCCTGTTTCGGCTGCGTGCATCCACACTCTTGAAGGAAAGATGTACGCGCGTCCCGGTGATTACATCATCAAGGGCGTAAACGGCGAGTTTTACCCCTGCAAGCCGGATATTTTTGAAAAAACGTATGAGAGGGTGGGAGAATGATACTTGATATCATCGGTAAAATCGCCAGCGTATATATCTATGCGTCTGTTATTTTAGGCGACCTGATTATCGTGTTCGGCTTGCTCTGGTTGGCGATGCTCATTATGAGCAAAGCAATTTTCGGGCTTGCGGCACACTGCAAGTTTTGGGGCGCGTTAGTGGAGGAAGCGATTGCGAGAGTTCGTGCAAAGGAGAATAAAGAATGACGATTGATGAAGCTATCAAGGTAGCAGATGCCAACGTGGAACTCTATTCGAGCTTAGAAGGGTGGGGACAGGCGGTAAGTTTTTACGACACATGCGCTGCCATGCTGAAAGTAATGAAGAAGATGATCGAGGAAGGCAGACCGGAAGACGCGCCGGATGCGTGGCAGGAGCGCAGAAAGCGCGAGTACCGCGAGACCAAGGACCGGCACGAGAGGCTGCACTGGATGATTACCAAGTACGAGGCAGGCGTGCTTGAGTATACGCCGAAGTGCTCGATCGAGCTGTTAAAACAGCAGAAAAAGCACATGGGCGAGTACCTGCACGATCTGGAAGTCGGCGCATTTGCGGAAGGAGTGGAACTGTGACGATTAACCAGGCAATCCGCATCCTCGACCCGGCCACGACAGTCGAGGAGCTGGCAACGATCGAATACTACGGTGGTCTGCACGGCCACGAGAAGATGGTAGCCGCGTGTGACGAGGCCTGCCGCATGGCGGTTCAAATTATGAGAAAATACATGGAGGAACAAAAATGAAAAAGAAAATCATGGCGGCACTGCTCTGCGGTGCTATGATGTGTAGTCTGTCGGCCTGCAGGGAGAGCGAGCGCGTTGCGTACAACATCTCGAAGGAGGCGGACAATTTCAACGTCACGCGCCGTCTGGAAGTCATCAACGCGCGTACGGACAAGCCGGTGTTTGAGCTGATCGGCAACTTCGCCATCTCGAACAACAGCGAGAACGAGCTGGAGGTGACTGTCGAGACCGGGCAGGGCGTTTACAAGAAACACCTTGTGTACCTCAACGACTGGACGATCTACGTTGTAGAGGACGTCAGCGGCGCTTACGTGGACAAGTTCCACTACGAGGTGAATTTCCTGCCGGAGATGATCATTCCGGTTACGGTGACATCGCATGACTAAAAATACAGCGACAAGGTCCGGCGTTACTTATTATGGTGATACGCCGTGCCGGAACTGCGCTTACTGGCGGACGCTCGGAAACTATAAAAATCTGAAGCTGTGGGCGTGCCACTACGCATTGGTTAACCGGCATTCGAGGGGATGCGAGCCGGGCGAAAGGCGCACAAAAAGAACAGAAAGCTACCGCAGACGGATAGCTTTCAAACACGACGGAAGCACCGAGGAGATTACAAGCCGATGACAGCGAAAGAATGGCTGATGCGCGGGCGCGCACTGGAAAAAACGATTACAGCCTTGCAGGAGGCGCGGAAACGCGCCTATGCACGGGCAACGGGCGCAACCGCGCCGGTAAGGGATACGCCGGGCGGAAAAGGGAGCACGGGGAACAAGGCAGACCCCTACATCGAACTGGGCGAGAAGATCGCAGAGAAAGAAAACGAGCTTGCGGAAATATACGGCGAGATTGTGCGCGTGCTGGGCGAAATGCGGGATAACGAACTGCAAACGCTCCTGCTTGAACGTTACGTGAACGGCGCAACATGGGCGCAGACGGCGCGGCGGCTGCATTACAGCGAGGCGCACGTGAAAGGCTACATGCACAGAATGGCACTGAATGCTGTGGATAAGTTAATACCCCACAATACGCAATAATGTGATATACTGATATCGTGGAAGAGCTCCAAGGGAGCAAAACCACGGCATTCACGGGTTGATAAATTCCGGTTATGTCCTCCTAATTCTCTCCCCTGCTTCGGCGGGGGACACGCTCCAAAGGCTGCACGAGGCCGGCGGGGCTCACACTTCCTTTCGCCCAAGGCATTCCCTAATGAGGCGGGAAACCGTCTCAGCCTGTCCGCCGCGTCTGCACGAGGGCGCGCGGGCTCTTTGACTCTCGGGAATACAGTTCAAGGAAACGCGGCAGAGATGCCGCACATGCTCCAAAGCCTGCATGAGGGCGGCGGGGCGGCAGAATGCAGTGACGGCAGGCGGCAAATTCTGTATCCGCAGCCTTGCACGGAAACAATATGCAAGGCGATCTGCTCGCAAAGCCTGCATGAGGGCGAGTGAGCACAAAAAAGACAGCCGAACGGCTGCTCATAATCTGACGGCTCGGAAAGACGAGCACGGGCGCAGCTTACGGAACGGCGCGCCGACACCTATTCTGGCGGCCCGGAAAGACGGGCACTGTTTGCGAACTTTGCCGGACTGCCCGGCAGGCCTTGCGCAGGGCCAAAGCGTCAGTACACAGCGCAGCAGCACGTGTATCAGGGAGTAATTCCCTGCAACGGGGTAGCGCCCTGCGGTGAAAGTCCGCCGGTTTGCAGGCCGATAACTGCGCGCGAGGGGTTCAAAATTCGAACGTCCTATTTTGTAGCAGCCCCTGAGCGCAAGCCGGGAAACCGTCCGTAAAGCCGGACGCAAGGCGCAGCGATACGCGCACATACCGCGCAAGCGGTATACATGCAGCCCAAAGTTGATACACGGTGCAATTCCGTGTGGCTGCACCTCCAATTAGTCATAAGTAAAAGCACCTCCCCGGGATGGCTTCGGGAAGGTGCTTTTGCTTAGATGTTGCTTAGATGTTGCTTAGATGTTGCTTAGCGGTTATCATAAGCGCATAGAGCCTCGCACAGCTCGCGCGTCGGGCACTGAGAGCAGTCGCACTCCGAAATGATAACGTTTTCGCACAGTGCGCGAGGATCGGCCATAAAAACGGCCTCGGCTGCTCGGTAGTCCTCAGGGGTAATGATGTTATACATGGGTTACGCCTCCAGCCGGTAGGACATCGCGCTGTTAAGCAGTGCGAAAGTGATGCACTCGTAAAATTCGCCGCGGGTGATTCCCTCCGGCGCGCCGGTGCCCTGCTCGATCAGGTGGGCGACGGTCTCGACATTATGGGCGGTCGGCTCGTGAGAAGATACCCAGTCGAGCATATGTTCGTACTCGCCGCACGTCATGGACGTGCAGAAGTCGTTTTCGATACATACCTTGCGGACGCTGTACGCGCTCCAACTTGCTTTGATGGTCATTTTATATCTTCCTTTCTGCGGGGTTATACCGCCCCGCCCGGTGTAGGTGGCTTTCAGTGTTCAAATTTGCCCTTGGCAATGTCAACGGTTACGGCTATGCCGGTATGGGTGCGCTGATACGCTTTTGCGTCTGCTATGGCTTTGTGGCGGTCGGTGCCGTCGTAGGTCTTAACGCTGACGCGCTGCCGGGTGCCGTCCGGGTAGGTGTCCCACTCGATAAAATCATAGTATATTTTTTTGCTTCGGGCGTCGCGCTTGAGTTCGGCGGATCGTACCGGCTGCGCGGTCAGCAGATAGGCGGCGCGCTCGGCCATATCGCGCCGGTACTGCTGCAAGTCATCGATCATGCTTTGGAGTCGGGCGATGTTCTCGGCGGCGCGCTTGTCGCTTTGCAGGAGTTCCGGCAAGCTGGTGCGCTTGGCAGGTGACAGCATCATAATCCAGATGTGATCTTGACGCTCTCCGTGGGAACCGTAGTCAATCATGGTGACGCCCTCCCTTATGCCGGGAGAGCGTCGGCGCGGTGACCGTCCGAGGTGATGCGCTCGCTGCCGTACTTGCGGCGGATGTCGGCCATGCTTGCGTGGCTCTTGCCGTGGTGTGCGTCCTTAGCGCAACGCCAGTACCACATGCCCTTTTTCTTCGCCCAGAAGCAGCCAGCCGCTTTGATTTCGTCCTTGTGCTCGCGGGTCTCGCCGGATACCCAAACCCACGATCCGCAAAGCTCAATGATGATATCCGGGATGCTCAGCAGCTTGGAGATCACCGCGATAAACTCAGCGGGCATCTCGTTTACGGTGCGGGTCTTGCCGGTCGGGTCTGCGGCTGCCTGTGCGTTGATGCCTGCTTTGATTTCCTCAAAGCGCTTTTCGTAGGCGGCGTTTACCTGCTGCATCTGCTCGGTGCTTCCGCCGTGGTCGGGGTGCGCGTGCATTGCTGCGGCGCGGTAGGCTTTCTTGAGTTCGTCCATAGTGGTGATATTGTTAAACATGGTTTGTACCTCCTGGTGTTTTCGGTTGGTGTCCGTATCTCTTTTTGATGTATCTATGATAACATGGTTAAACCATATAATCAATAGTCAGGTTGCATAAAGTTAAACCATGTAAATTGGCTGTTTTGTACATGGTTTAACTTTCCCGCATATTATATAATAGTGTGGGAGGTGATAACATGGCACTAACTGACGCACAGCGACGCGCGAACAATAAGTATATCGCGGAGCACATGACCATTTTAGCGTGCAAGGTGCGGAAAGATTACGCGGATGCAGTCCGTAAGAAATGCAAGGACAACGGGACAAGCGTTAATGCGGTATTGCTGGACGCGCTGCGCCGGTACATGGAAGACGACAAGTAATATATATATGTAGGCAGACAAAAGCCGCTCGGGTGATCTGGGCGGCTTTTGTGCGTCTATATAAGTAGGGGGGGTGACGACGTGACGGATAAGCAACGGAAATGGATAGACTACTACAAGCAGGGCGAAACGGCAACCAACGCCGCAAGGCTTGCCGGGTATAAGTGCAAGGATGATAACAGTTATAGTTCTGTAGGCGCGGAGAACTTGCAAAAGCTTGCGGATTACATCAAGGACAGGGACGCGATTGTAGACAGTGACCGCGTGGCCGATATGCAGGAAATCAACGCTTTCTGGACGGCTACCATGCGGGACAAGGACGCGGACACAAAAGACCGACTAAAGGCGTCAGAACTCCGCGCAAGGGCGGCGGGCGCGTTTATCGAACGGCGCGAGGTAGTGCAAGATAAGCCGTTCGAGGTGTCTATCAGGGTAGTAGACTAATTACACAAAATCGCTATTTTGTACAATTCAACAGCGGTTTTACTTCAATTTCGAGGTGAAACCGCCTTTTTTATGCAGTTTTTGCCGTATTTTATGCGGCGCGGCGAGTAAGTATGCAGGAGGTGACCGCATGGATATACAGATTAGCCGCAAACAAAGGGCGTTTATACAAGCGACAGCCGACGAGGTGCTATTTGGCGGCGCGGCTGGCGGCGGCAAGTCATACGGTCAGCTTGTGGATGCGCTACTTTTTGCCCTGCGGTATCCGGGCAGTAAACAGCTTATCTTACGCCGGACATACCCGGAACTTGAAAAGTCCATCATCCGTGTATCGCTGGAGCTTTTCCCGCAAGATGTGGCGGCGTATAATGGCGGCTCGCACTCGTGGCGCTTCAAGACGGGTTCGATTGTAGACTTCGGCGCGTGCGACGCCGAGAAAGACGTTTACAAGTACCAGTCGGCAGAGTACGACGTGATACGGTTCGATGAGCTGACACACTTTACCGACACAATGTATACTTACCTGATTTCCCGTGTTCGCGGCACAAATTCCTTTCCAAAGCAGGTGAAAAGTTCAACGAACCCCGGCGGCGTGGGGCATACATGGGTTAAAGAACGGTTTATTGACCCCGCACCGGCAGGGCAGGAGTTCACCGCAGAGGAGACAGGGCAAACCCGTATCTTTATCCCCTCGCGGGTGGACGATAATGTTTTTCTGATGAAAAGTGACCCGCTGTATAAAAAGCGACTGCTGAACCTTTCGGCACAAGACCAGAAGGCGCTTCTGCTGGGCGACTGGGACCTTGACACGGGACGATACTTTGAAGAATGGCGCGAAAGCGTCCATGTGATGCGCCCGTTCGAGATACCGCAGCACTGGCGGCGCTATGTGGCGATTGATTACGGTATGGATATGCTGGCGGCGCTGTGGATCGCGAGAGACGAGCAGGGGCACGGCTATGTGTACCGGGAGTATTGCGAAGGTAAAGACATTGGCGAGGGCCACACCGGACTGATTGCAAGCGAGGCGGCGAAAGCTGTTCACGAGCGGTCATACGGCGAGGACATCAGCAAGGTGTTCGCCCCGCCTGACCTATGGAACAGACGGCAGGAGACCGGCAGGAGTATCGCGGATTACTTCCGCATGGAGGGCGTACCGCTGACCAAGACAAGCAACGACCGCATTAACGGCTGGGCAAGCGTGCGCGAGTGGCTGAAAGTCGAGCCGGACGAGGAGGGCATACCCTGCGCAAAGCTGCGCGTGTTCGACACCTGCCGCAATCTTATTCGGTGCATGCCTGCCTTGCAGTGCGACGACAAGCACCCCAATGATGCGGCAAGCGAGCCGCACGCCATTACACACCCGCCGGATGCACTGCGGGCGTTTTGCGTGTTCTGGTCATACCCTGCGGACAAGCCGAGGGGCAAGCGGGCGAAGTGGTCGGATGATATGTACGAGGATTACTACAATGCCGACAATAGCGGCAAGGAGTATCTAATCTCGAAGTGGGGCAACCCGTTTTGAAAATGAGGTGATAAAATGCAAAATCCGTTTGATAAAACGGGCAAGAGCGACGAGGCAATTTTGAAGAAGTGGCAGGACAGGCTGAGCAAGGCGCGAAGTAAGTACCAGGACGAGCTTAATCTGATGGTCGAGCGGGAAGAAATCTACCGAGGCACACACAAGATCGACAAAGTGCACGGCAAGAACCAGAAAACGCAAGACGCAGTAGTGGCGCGGAACGTGGTTGCGGAAATCATCGAGGCGGAAGTATCGAGCGATATTCCCACGCCAAAGGTTACACCGCGACACGAGGAGGACGAGCAGCTTGCGAAAACCATTGAGGACTATATTCGCAATGAGCTTGACCGCCTGCCCTTTGAACGGCTGAACGATCAGGACGAGCGAACCACACCGACGCACGGCGGAGATTTGTTCCTTGTCGAGTGGGACAACACCAAGCGGACGCACACCACGCGCGGAGCGCTGAGTGTTACGCTGCTGCATCCGAAACAGTTTATCCCACAGCCGGGCGTGTATAACATTCCGGATATGGATTATTTCTTCATTCAGCTGGCACAGACCAAGGACTATATCAAGAAAAAGTACGGCAAGGACGTAGCCGACGAGGACGAGGAACAGCCGGACGCACGCGGATTTGACCAGTCCACCGCCGATGATATGGTGACCGAGAACATCGGCTATTTCCGAAACAAGGACGGCGGTATCGGGCGCGTGGCATGGTGCAATGATGTACTGCTGGAATACATGGAAGATTATCAGGCTCGGCGAATTAAGACTTGCAGCAAGTGCGGCGCGGATATGCAGGGCGATACCTGTCCATACTGCGGCAGTAAGAGCGGTGAACAGAAAACCGTCAAGGACTTTGCGCGGACGGACGAGAACGGTATCCCGATGACGAAGATTGTAGAAGACGTCAGTCTGGACGAGCTGGGCAACCCGACGGTCACGCAGCACGAGGAGAACGACATGATTCCGTATTACAAGCCGGACGTTTATCCGGTGGTGCTGCGGCGCAATGTGTCGGTGGTCGGTAAGCTGCTCGGCTCGTCTGATGTGGATATGATACGAGATCAGCAGATGCTGATTAACAAGCTCGACAGCTCCATTTCTCAAAAGCTGCTGGGCGGCGGCTCGGTCATCACACTGCCGCGGGGCAAGCAGATACGGCGCACGGACGAGAATTTCAAAGTGCTTGAAATCGAGGGTCCGGAAGAAAAGGCAATGCTCGATGTGCTCACCTTGCAGCCGGATATTTCCCGCGATATGGCGTTTGAGGACAGCACTTATACCGCAATGCGCAACCTGATCGGCATTACGGACAGCTTTCAGGGACGCAGGGACAGCACCGCAACGAGCGGTACAGCAAAGCAGTTTGCGGCGGCACAGACCGCCGGCAGACTGGAAAGCCGCAAGGTGATGAAGAACGCCGCCTATGCTGACCTGTTCGAGGTTATGTTCAAGTTCCTGCTGGCGTACTCGGACGAGCCGCGCCCGATGGTGTACAAGGATACCAACGGCACGCAGATGTACGGCACGTTTAACAAGATGGACTTCCTCAAAGTGGACGAGGCGGGCGAACCGTACTGGAACGATGAATTTCTGTTCAGCGTCGACCAGACCGCGCCGCTTGCGGGCAACCGTGAAAACCTCTGGCAGGAGGCGAGAATGAACCTCGAAAACGGCTGCTTTGGCGACCCGGCCGATATGCAGAGTTTGCTGACGTTCTGGACGATCATGGAGGGACTGCACTACCCGCTGGCAAGCGAGGCAAAACAGCAGCTTTCTGAACGGTTGGAACAGCAGCAGCAGATGATGGCACAGCAGCAGGCAATGATGCAGCCGATGGCAACAAATGCAGACGGCATTCCCGATATTACGCAGTCCGGCTACGTCAGCCCGGAGACAATGCCGAGTTATCAGGAGGGAGGCGGCAGTTATGGTATGTCCGGTATGTAAAATCGACACCAAGACCGACACTGTAGACGGTAAGCTCGTGCTTATTTGCAAAAATCCGCAGTGTTCAAACTATAAGCAGGTAGTAAAGGAGGTGAAATAGCATGGCAAATAAGAGCGGTTACGCCGGTAAGATCAAGAACACCGGCAGCATGGAGGTTAAGGCAGTTTTCGCCCAGACTTCCGGCAAGAAGCCTGTCGTTAAGACCGGCGGCGACCTGCGTTCTTCCAAGAAGAGCGGCAAGTAAAGGGCAAATGAATAGCGGAACCGTCCGAAAGGGCGGTTTTTTTATGCCCAAAATCGCACGGAACAGCGTAAAAATCCAGAAAGGAACAACCAAATGGAAGAAATTATGGAAACCGAGGTAGAAACCACCGAGGCAGGCGTAAACGAGCAGGAAACCGCCGAAACTGCGTCCATCGGACCCGAGGAAACAGGCGAAAACGAGCAGCAGACCGCCGAAGCTGCACCCGAGGGAGTACAGAGTGCGGAAGATAACGCACGGTTTGCCGCTGCACGACGCAGAGCGGAAGCGCAGTTTAATGAGCGCATTCAGCAGGAGCGTCAGGCGGCAAAGGACGAGATGGTACGGCAGATGTACAAGGGTCAGCTCGACCCGTACACCAACAAGCCAATCACCTCGGAAGCTGATTTGCAGGCGTATCAGCAGGCATATCAGCGCGAGCAGGAGCAGCTGACACGTAACCAGATGCAGCAGGCAGGAATCGACCCGTCCATGCTCGATCAGATGATCGCAAACAACCCCACTGTACGACAGGCACAGCAGGTTCTTGACCGTGTACAGATGGAGGAGGGCGAACGGCAGATGAACGAGGCAATCAAGGAGATTTCCCGCCTTGACCCGTCCATCACCGACGTTGCTGCACTGGCAAACCACCCGAACGTACTCGCTTTTAACGAGTACGTCAACCGCGGCTATTCGCTCGTTGATGCGTTCCGCCTTGCAAACTTTGATACGCTCACCGGCAAGAAAGCCGCAGCGGCAAAGCAGCAGGCGATGAACAACGTAAACGGCAAGAGCCACCTGACCCCCACTGCGGCAGGCGAAAGCGGCGAGGACGTGCATGTTCCCGACGAAACCATGCAGTGGTATCGCAAGGCTTTTCCGAACTGGACAAAGCAGCAGATTGTTGCAGACTACAAAAAACGTATCTGAAAAGGAGAATTTCTATGTTTATCAAGGCATACAGCCGCGTTGCAGATGTAGAACCGTTTGTGTACCCCAAGGGCGCAGCCGGTCTTTCTCTCGGCATGGCGGCAAACCTGACCGGCGGTGCACTGGCTAAGTGCGCGGCTACTACCAAGCCGACCCACATTGTCATGGGTCCGCAGCGCGCAGACGGCACTTACCCGGCCATCGAAGTAACCGAAAACACCATCTTTGAAACCGTGTCCACTGCGACCGTTGCGGCAACTGTGGTCGGTTCTGCGGTTACTCTGAGCACTGACGCGCTGGGCGTTACCGCAACCACCACTTCCGGCGTGTTCAAGATTCTGGACACCGACGGCGCAACCACCAATTCCACTGTACGCGGCGTTTTCGTAACTCCGGCGGCAGCAGCAGCCTAACCCTAAGGAGGTAAATAGATAATGGCAGGTAATATTATTTCTAAGGGCTCCGGTCTCGTCGACTCCCTGTTTGGCAAGTCCGAAGCTCCTATCAAGGCAATCATTGAGCACGAGATCGAGGACTTTGAGCAGGACTCGCAGTTCAAGAAGATCTTCTGCATGGACACTACCGACAAGTACGGCGAGAGATACCTCTCCATGACTTCGAGCGGCAACTTTGAGGATGTCGGCGAGAACGGCGCGTATCCGGACACCTCGTTTCAGGAGGGTTTTTCCAAGTTCCTTGAGCCGAGCACGTGGAAAAAGCGACTGACCATCACCCGCGAAATGATGGAGGACGGCAATCAGAGCGCGGTTATCGCTCGAGCACGCGATTTCGGTCTTTCCTTTGCGCGTACCCGTGAGATGTACGCTGCTGCAACGCTGATCGGCGGTCTGAACAGCACCATGAAGTTTGGCAACAAGGAAATGCAGATGCGCACCTACGACACGACTACCGGCGATAAGCTGTCCCTGTTCAACAAGGCGCACAAGTCCATCACCCAGCCGAAGTACACCCAGTCCAACCGCTTCTCCTACACCGCGTCTGATGATCTGTATACCGTACTGGACGCCATGCAGGAGAAGATGCAGAAGTTCACCGACGACGACGGCAACCTGCTTGCAACTGCGCCGGATACCATCATTATCCCGAACAGCGGCAAGATGAAGCGCAAGCTGACCGAGGTTGTCGGCTCTGAATTTAAGGACGGCGGCAACCGCGTGGGCTTCAACTTCCAGTACGGCGGCTGGAACTTCATCATCTGGAACTATCTGCCGAACACCATTGCAGGCAAGGAGTATTTCATGCTGATGGACAGCAAGAAAAACCAGAACACGCTTGCTATGCCGTTCCTCGATCGCGTAAAGCTGACCACCGACAGCTACACCGACAAGAACACCGACGCACAGGTATACACCGGCCGCGCACGCTTCATTGCCGGTTTCGTAAACTGGCGCTCGATCGCGATTGCAGGCGAGGACCTTGCAGACGCTACCGCGCTTATTTAAGACAGAGGGAGGGGGCAACCCCTCCTTTCCCTTTTAAGGAGTGATTTTATGACGTGGGAGCAGATGCAAAAGGCTGCACTCGATAAGATTTTCTCACGCCTGAACTACGGCACAGAGGTTTCACTGACTTCGCCTGATGTGGCGGACTATGTGCGGGCAATGCCGCACGCGGCATGGTTTGCAATGGTAGACCTTGCCGAGGTCATGCCGATTTACAAATCCGTGGAAGTGGAGCTGCCGGACGATGACGCAGAGGGCTATCGGCTGTTCCATATCCGCGAGCTTGCACCGGATTTCATGCGGTTCTGCCCGGATAGGCTGACGATCATGGGCGCGAACAACACGTTTATGCGCGTGAACGACTATCAGTTTGACGGCATGGATACGCTGTTTGTCCCGGCGGAGTACGTCGGTACGCTTGTGATCTGGTACGAGGCATACCCGGAGAACATCGACGAGAGCACGCCGGGCGACACGACGTTTTCTCTGCCGGAGGAAGCGCAGCGGGCGATTCCGCTGTATATCGCGGCGGAAGTGTTCAAGGAAGATGATATTTCCATGGCGACGCAGTATCTGAACGAATACGAGAACGTAAAGCAGATGCTTGCAAGCAGGAGACAGCAGACCGCAAGCGGCGGCGCGTGGCGCTCGGTTACGGGGTGGGTGTAAATGGCAACATACAAGATTCCTGATTCCCCGAAAAGGTACAAAACCGAGTATTCCAAGTTCAAGGGCGTTGACCTGTCGAGCAATCCGACACAGGTTGACTCAACGCGCGGCGCTTCCGGTACAGTAAACCTGATTTCGGACAGCGGCGGCTTTCCCGAAAAGCGCAAGGGATGGCGCGTGCTGCTGAATGTCGAAAAGCCGGTAAACGGCCTGTATCGCGGCATTATCAAGGGCAGGGAATACTTTCTGGTGCATGGCGGCACACGGCTTTACAAGTGGACGGAAAGCGCCTTAACAGAGCTGAAAAGCGGACTGACGAACAAGCGGGGCACGTCGTTTACGCTGAACGACAAAATGTACGTGCTGACGGGCGGCGAGTACCTTGTGTTCGACGGCGAGACCGCCAAGGACGCGACAGCGGACGCTTACGTTCCGACTACCACCATTGCCAACAAGCCGACGGGCGGCGGCACGAGCTTCGAGGATGTAAATCTTCTGAGCGACAAGCGCAAGAACGAGTTCTGCGCGGACGGCTCGGCCACCGTGTATCAGCTCGATACCACGGACGTACAGAGCATTTCAGAGGTCAAGGTGAATGGTGCGGTCTGGGACGCAAGCCGCTACAGTCTGAACGGGAGTAAGGGACAGGTGACGTTTACCAGTGCGCCGCCGAAACCGGATATTACCGGCAAGGACAACGTGTCGATCACGTTTGTGAAGCACGTGGACGGTTACGCCGACAAGATCAAAAAGTGCACCATCGCCGCAATCTACGGCGGCAAGTCTCAGGACAGGGTGTTCCTTGCAGGCAACCCCGACGAGCAGGACAAGGACTGGCGGTGTGAAAGCAACAATCCGTTGTATTTTTCCGATCTTTCCTATACCAAGGTGGGCGCGGACGGCGCGGCAATCGTCGGATATACGGCGATCTCGGACAGCCAGGCAATCGTCAAGTCGGACGACCGCAGCGAGACCACGATCTATTTCCGCGGGTACAACATCGACAGCACGACGAACAAGGTACAGTTTCCGGTACGCAGAGCCGCAGCCGGCGCCGGTGCAGTGGCAAAGCACGCATTCGCGTATCTGCCGGAAGAACCTGTATTCCTCAGCCGAACGGGCGTGTTCGCGCTGACAAGCAGCAATATCACGGCCTTGCAGGTGGCAAGAAACCGCTCCTACTACGTGGACGCGGCGCTGACCAAGGAAGATCATCTGGAAAACGCCTGCGCGGTAGTCTGGAACGGCTACTATGTGCTGTCTGTGAACAACCATGCCTATGTGCTCGACACCAACCAGAACGTAGCGTACAAGCCGCAGTCCTACGGCGATTACGTGTACGAGTGCTACTACTGGAACAACTTCCCGGCGGTGCGCATGATGGAAAGCAGGGGAAGCCTGTATTTCGGAACGAGCGACGGCAAAATCTGCAAGCTGAACACGGATATTGACACCATGCAGGCGTATTCGGACGGCGGCACGCTCGGTGAGGACGGCAGAATTACCGGCGGTACGGCAATCTCGGCAGAGTGGCACACCAAGGCGGACGACGACGGCGACTTTATGACGTACAAGACCATGGTAAAGCGCGGCTCGGGCGTTATGATGAAGCCTTACACCCGTTCCTCGGTCAAGGTGTTCGCGCGGACGGAACGCGACTTCGGACGGCAGATACGCGAGGGTATCGCGGATATCTTCAACTGGGAAGATATTGATTTCAGCCGCTTCACGTTCAACACGAACGACGCGCCGCAGGTGCTTCCGTTCAACAGCAAGGTCAAGAAGTACAAGACCTTGCAACTTATCATGCAGAACAACGCACTAAACGAGGCGTTCGGCGTGTTCGGCATTATCAAGAGATACACCATCGGAACTATGGTGAGGTGATGAAATGGCAATCGAAAAGATTTCAGACAGCGCGGTGAGCTCGACAGGCGTTGTTTCTGCGGCGGACACGCTGACCGGCACGGCTGCGGAAAACAAGGCGGTGTTCGACAAGCTGCCGCGACTGCTGAGAGACAAGATCAATGAGACCATCGACGCTGTAAACGCCCTGAGCGCGAACGACGAGATCAGCATCAAGTGCAATGACGGCTCACTCGTCTGGCTGCGGCTCAACAGCGACGGGGCACTTGAATACAGCCTTGACGGCTCGACGTGGCTTGCAACGGCAAGCTCGGGTCACGTTATCCTCGACGCAGCCGGCAATGTGCTGCCGCAGAGGAGCAGGATGCAGTTTGCCGATGGCTCAGCAGAGGACAAGGACGGCGTAACCGTCGTGCACGGCGTTCGCGGTCCGCAGGGCGAAAAGGGCGACAAGGGAGACCAGGGCGAAAGAGGTGAGCAGGGCCTCAGAGGTGAACGCGGTCCGCAGGGCGAGATTGGTCCGAGAGGTCCGCAGGGCATTCAGGGCGAGCAGGGCGCACAGGGCATTCGCGGCGCACAGGGCGCACAGGGTCCGCAGGGCGCACAGGGCGAAAAGGGCGCAGATGGCAAGGACGGCAAGGCGTTATACATCGAGGACGTTTACAGCACCCTCGCCGCACTGCGAAACGCTATTCCGAACGGCAACGACAAAATGTATCAGGTCGAGGAGAACCGCGAGTGCTACATCTGGAGCGAAAACGCGCTCGACTGGGTGAGCGTCGGCAAGGTAGAAGGTCCAGTGGGTCCGCAGGGCGTGCAGGGCATTCAGGGTCCCACCGGACCGCAGGGCATTCAGGGCGTGCAGGGAATTCAGGGCGTTCCCGGCAACGACGGCAAAAATGCGTATGACGCGGCACTCGACGGCGGCTATCAGGGCACGGAAACGCAGTTTAATGCGGCGATTGCACAGATGAATGGCTTCGCGCTTGCAGAGGAGGTTGTCCCCAAGACCCGCAAGATCAACGACCTTGACCTCTCTGCCGATCGCACGCTGACGGGCGAGAACATCGCGGTCTCCACCGCCGATCCCACTCCGATTTCTGGCGCGGTAAAATACCGTGTCAACCCGAATCTGCTGGATAACTGGTATTTTGGCAGACCGGTGAACCAGAGAGGGAAGACGGAGTATACGGGGGGTTATGGCATTGATAGATGGCAAAATATCGGCGCAAACAAAATGTCCGTACAGAGTGACTGCGTCATCTTTACCTTTGTCAATAACAATTATGTCGCTTGGGAACGTCTCGAAAATCTCGTCTCGGGAACATACACCTTATCTTTGCTTTTCAAAGATGGTACGCTTGTTACAAATACAAAAGTGATTGATGTATCTCAGACACCATATGATATTGACACTCCTCGTTACAATGAATGGAATGTACAGCTGCATGATGACAAAACTGTGCGTATTACGTGCACAGGCAATGCTGGAGACACAGCAGCTATCCTCGCCGCCAAACTCGAGCTCGGCGACACCCAGACCCTTGCACACAAAGAGGGCGACAAGTGGGTGCTTAACGAAATGCCTGACTTCGGGGAGCAGCTGAGAAGGTGCACGTACTATGCAGAGAAGGTTGAGAGTAAAGATACACCCGCAATCACAAACTCTACGTTTGTTCCTTCCGGTGCTACAAGTGCAGTATTCATTCTCCCTTATGCAAGGAAACGTACAGTACCAGCAATCAATTTTAACGATGTAAGTAACTATCGAATTATCGCACGATCTATTTCTGGTGGAACTACTGCATTTTCTGTAACAGCTATATCACTTTTAGACATTGGTAGAACAAAAGCAGCTATTCTCGTGTCTTTTAACACAACTGATCAAGGCTATTACTGTTTCTTGCAGCGTTCTGATAACGCACCCGCCGGATATGCCTTTATTTCCGCCGACCTATAAGGAGGTGACACCATGCAAATCCCAAAATCCCGTGTATACGTCCTTCTGGACAGTGAAAGCCGTGTGCTGCGGCTTGAGGGAGAGTATTCCCTTCCGGCAGATCTTACCGGATGGACGAAAATCGATGAAGGCTTTGGAGACAAGTACGCACTCGCGCAGAGCCATTATCTCGAAAAGCCGCTCTACGACGGCGCGGTTCTGCGCTATAAGCTCGTTGATGGCAAGATTGTAGAGCGCACTGCCGAGGAAATCGAGGCGGATAAGGCGAAGCTGCCGAAGCCGGCTATCCCGAAAACCAACGCAGAACTGGAGCAGGAAAATAAGCTGCTGAAAGCACAACTTAACGCCGCGACCGAACGCAGTGATTTTATTGAGGACTGCATTGCGGAGATGGCGATGCAGGTTTACGCAGAATAATGAACATTTTTAGACGTTTAGAAAGGTTGGTAATTATGATGGCTATGTTTTTTGCCCAGAGAGTTATCCTCGGCAAGACGAAGTTTGATGCGGTGCCCAAGGCACTGAAAAAGCAGGTGGCGGAAATTCTGATTGATTCCGGTCTGCCCGAGCTTGTACCGTCCGAGTTCGGCGGCACCAAGGATGCGTAACATGAAGGGCGCAGAAAACACCGCTGCACCGAACATGATCGTCGATGAGTTTTTTCCGAAGCATATCAGACAGCGTGAGGACTTTGCAGAAATCCGCGAGGCGGTGCGCAAATACAGGATTACGGAGCTGTATCTCACGCAGAAGTTCAACAGAAAGAGAGAAAAACATGGATAATGTAAACAATTTTAAGGCGGCTGTTACCGCTTGTATTGCCGTTCTTACCGCCCTGTGGGGGTGGTTCGGCTGGCTTGTGGTGCTGTTTGTTGTCGCAATGGCGGCGGACTATCTGACGGGCACTGCGGCGGCGATGCAGGCGGGTGCATGGAACAAAAAGATTGCATGGAAGGGCATTACGCGCAAGGTTGCACAGATTGCTATTGTAGCGGTTGCAGGCGGTGCAGATTTGCTTGTCGGAATGATTATGGGACATCTGCCCATGGTCACACTGCCGTTTGAATACACTGTGCTGTTCTGCCCTCTCGTTGTCGTATGGTACACGCTGACGGAACTCGGCAGTATCGTTGAGAACGCGGTTTCCCTCGGTGCGCCTGTCCCGGCGTGGCTGCAAAAGGCACTTTCCGCCGCAAAGGACGCGGTGGACAAAATCGGAGATGAGGAAAAATGAAAATCACTTTTAAGGGCTGTAACCCAAGCAACTACCGCAAGGGCAGAGAGTTCCCGATCAACTGGATTTGCCTGCACTTTACGGCGAACGACGGCGATACGGCAAAGAACAACGCGGATTATTTCGCACGCGAAGTAGTGGAAGCGTCGGCTCACTACTTTGTAGACCCGAACGAGATTTACCAGGGCGTAAAGGACACGGACACGGCGTGGCATTGCGGCAAGGAACGCGGCGGCAGTTACTACAACGACTGCCGCAATGCTAATTCCATCGGCATTGAGATGTGCAGTGTTATCCGAAACGGCGTGTACGTTATCCCTGAGGAAACCATGAAACGTGCCGCAAAGCTGACCCGTGAGCTGATGGCAAAGCACCATGTGCCAATCAGCCGCGTGTGCCGTCACTACGATGTGACGCACAAGGAATGCCCCGAACCGTGGGTGCGCAATCCGCAGTTGTGGCAGAAATTCAAAACCATGCTGACAGAGAAAGAGGTTGAAGATATGACGGAAGCACAGACCCGCGCAATCGCACAGCAGGAGATCAGGAGCGCGGCGGAGAAGGTTTACAACAGGCCGAAGGATTGCCCGCAGTGGGCACAGGAAACCGTGCAGAAGCTCGTAAACAAGGGCTTTTTGCAGGGCGACGAGAACGGCGACCTTGCACTGACCGAAAGCCTGATGCGCATTCTGGTGATTAACGACAGAGCGCACCTGTACGGCTAAGAGAAAAAACGAGGGGAAAGATATGCGGTGACACCATAACAAGGGGATAACCGCATGAAATTAACGGAGTTTACAAGACCGGAGGTGGAATACCTCCGGCAGGAATGCAACTTTACAGACGAGGAACGCGCCGTATTCGATCTACGAGTTACGGCGCGTTCTGTTATTCAGATTGCGGACACGCTGCATATGAGCGAGGCAACAGTTTACCGGCGGCTGCGGAACATCAAACGGAAAATACTGAAAGTTTTGTGACAGGTTTTCGCGCTTCCGATGCGCTATAATAGACGCATAGAGAGGGGCGATAAAGCATGAGCTACGAACAAAGACTGGAACGTATCGGCTACGACAAGCAGTGTGCGCGGCGCATTGCTGAGGACTACCGCGAGGCGGGCAACACAAAGTATCTCGACGAGTACCTTGCCTACAAGGAGCGCTCCCTTCACGAAACGGAGGTGCACGGATAATGGTCGGTTATCCACAGTATCCACAGCAATATCCACAACAGAATGTGCAGATGCCGCAGTACCCACAACATATTGTGCGTCCAGTGGCAAGCGTCGAGGAGGCAAGAGCGGTTCAGACCGACTTTTCGGGCGCTTTAACCATTATGCCGGACACGGCACACGGATACATCTATACAAAGCAGCTCAACCTTCAAACCGGCTGCGCGGATTTCGCGGCATACAGCCGGGTGCAGATGCAGGAAACAAATAAACCCTCGGAAACGGATTTGTCACAGTTCGTTCCGAGAAGCGAGTTTGACGAGCTGAAAGCACGGTTCAACACCTTGTGTGACAAGCTGGGAGGTAGTGAGGCATGATGAATAACCCGATGATGCAGGTTTTACAGCTGATGCGGAACGGCGGAAACCCTATGACGATGCTGAACCAGATGACGGGAAACAATCCGATGGTCGGTCAGCTGATGCAGAGCATGCAGGGGAAAAGTCCGGATGCACTGCGGCAGATGGCGATGAACATCGCCAAAGAACGTGGGATTGACCTCGAACAGTTTGCGCAGCAGTTCGGCATGAAGATCAAGTAAATAACTTCTTTTCAGTTTGGACGGGTCTTGACGAAAAACCGACGTGATTTTGTCATGTTCGGAGTTCGCGCGGCTCCGTTCAAAATAAACTGAAAAGGAGAATTTATAATGAGTGATGACTCTATGGCTCTGGGCTATGCACTGGGGCAGGACAGCAACAACGGCGGCGGCAATGACGGCATGTGGGGCGGTAACGGCTCTTGGATTTTCGCGTTTCTGATTATCGCGCTCATCTTCGGCGGTAACGGCTGGGGCAACTGGGGCGGTAACGGCGGCAACGGTGCAGGCTATCAGGGCGCAGTAACTCGTTCTGACCTGTGCAGCGAGTTCAACTTCAACAACCTGTCCCGTTCCGTTCTCGGTATTCAGGACGGCCTGTGCAACGGCTTTTACGCCATGAACAACGGCATGCTCACCGGCTTCAACACGCTTGGCAGCGCGGTTTCGAACGGCTTCCACGGCGTAGACAATTCGGTATGTCAGCTCGGCTACCAGACGGCACAGCTTGCAAATAACACGGTTCAGAACATGAACAACGGCTTTAACGGCGTGACCGCCGGTCTGACCGCACTCGGCACGCAGATGGCAAGCTGCTGCTGCGACACACAGCGCCAGATCGAGCGCGGTTTCTGCGACACCAACTACAATGCCGCTACCAACGCACGCGACATTATTCAGACGGCGCACAACGACACCGACCGTATCATTGCACGCCTTGACCAGATGGAGAACACCCGTCAGCAGGAGAAGATCGCGGCGCTTCAGAACGAGAATCAGACCCTCAAGTTCGCGGCTTCTCAGGAGGCACAGAACAACTACCTTGTAAACGCTCTGCGTCCGGCTCCGGTACCGGCGTTCCCGGTTCCGGCACCTTACCAGTTTTCCGGCTGCGGCTGCAACACTTGCTGCGGCATGTGAGAGATACGTTCAGCCGGGGGACATTCCCCCGGCTTTGATAGGAGGTTTTGATTATGGCTTGCAAGCCTGTACAGAAACTTTGTCCGAACCTGCGTATCTCACAGAGCGTGACCTACGCAAGCGGCGTACTGACGGTAAATATTCCGGCGGGAGATTACCAGAACGGCTGCGTATACGGTATCGTCATCGCGCAGAACATTCCGTCAACAACGATCATCGGCGCGCCGGTGGTCATCACGATCGGCGACGGCACGGTAACGTATCCGCTGCTGAAATGCAACGGCGCGGCGGCTACCGTGTTTAATCTGGACACCCGTCACAAATATCTGTGTCGCGTTGTCACTTCGGCAACCGGCGGCAGTTTCCGAATGCTCGGAAATTCCTGCTGCTCGCACTCTGACGCGCTGCGCTCGATTAACGGAACGGCGGTGACAGTATGA